TCCAAAGGCATTGTCTTCGCATCGACTTTATTCTTTGCTGTCTGAGTAGTTCCACCAACTTTTACTGGAGCTTGAATTGGCATACTACCAGCAACGCTGCCTACAGAATAGTTGTTGGAAACATTGGTGGTAGAAATATTCGAGCCTTGGGCAAGGAAAGTAGTATCACTAGACAACATCCGACCTGCCAGAGTACCAGTACCACTAGTAAACCCATAGATTGGGCGCAAATTCGTAGCAGAGGGGGGCAAAGTTCGAGGGATTCGGCTGACAGTGGAAATCTTAGAATAGACTGAAATACCACAATCCGAAGGAAGAGTCTTTGTAGTTAAAGAAGAATAAACCCCAATAAACAAAGTACCAAGACTGACTTCTCCACCATGGTCATGAGCATACTGATTGTCAAGAAAACTACGGAAGAATCTGAAAGGAATCTTGAGAACAGCTGAAGCGTTCGCATCTGGGGAGAGTTTCACGTGGGGTAGCATCAACCAATCACGATAGTACGGGAGAGTAGTAACCAAAGGAGCAAAACCCATAACAAGACAGCCTGCTTGAGTTGGAGCACCATTTAACTGCAACATAACTTCAACATCGGGCTTAGAAAGCAAGAAATTTTGAAAAGGCATATTTTGCAGATTGTTCTGGTCACCCAGACCCAGTAAACCAAAAGGAACAGGAATCGTAGTGATAACAGTTCCAGCACCTGAAGTACTACTCCAGTTATACTGAGAACGTCTCACAAAACTGTCTGGACCCATTTGCAAGCCTGCCGGATCTTCAGAAACTGAGCGCATATCAGGTGCTTCTCCAGGTTCAGCGTTATCCACAGACTCCGAAATGGTTTCAGGATCAAAGGTCGTTAAACCAGGATTCTCCAACACTTCTTCTGCTTCAGCATGAAAACGGTAATCTGCACCAGAATCAACAGTACGATTTGCAACAACAACACGCAAACTTTCCCAGGGTGGTAACTGCAAAGGCAATAGTCCAACTCGTTCCAAGGCATCATTGATTGAATTCAAGTAGAAGGTGTAATATTCCTTGTCCCACTGAGACGCATATTCCACCATCTGTTGACATTCAGCTCGAATGGTAAGATTACTATTACGAGTCCAATGCAATGAGTTCTCAAGAGTCTCCTTTCGCAACGCTCCGGAATAATGACCTTCAACCAAACGAGGACAATGACCTAAAAAGAGGATCTCTCCAAACTTGTGGTATTTCTCATCCAACTCACGGTCCTTCACAGAACTAGTGTAGACCTGACCCAAATGGACCATGTCATCGCGGATCATGAGGGGGTTCCATTCAATCTGCGGACTTACCGCTAAAAGATGATCATCACCCAAAATAACCAGACGACAATAGTCATCGAAAATCTTGTCCGGAAAGCGACACTTGAAAGCATACCTGAAATAAATTTCGGCGGTCAGACAATTCAAAATGGTTGTGAAGAAACCCCCACTGGCATTGTTGCTCAAAGTCCGTATCTTCCAATCTCCAATAAGCAGAGGCACACATGTCTCATGAGTTCTCAAATGTTCAACCAAGATCGAGTGATCTTGCAACTGTTCAACTAGACACTCCAAAATCCAAAAACTCTCGTCCATTACTTGTCTCTGGTGGCGTAGATCATATTCGGAAAAATCTCCATCTACCACCCGGTTTTTGAAATGTCTCAACCTCTGTAGGATCTTCATAAAATCGTAAGACCCAGGGTTAATTCCTAAAGCAAAAGCATGCTTCGGGAAAGATGTGTTGAACGCTGCGATGACAGATCCATAGAGCATTCGGCAGACAACATTGTAAGTCACATCATCACAAAAAGTAATGCGTGTGTTCACTTTGTCAATTTTGGACCTTGATCGAACTTCGTCTTTCATATACCCAACAAAGACTTTGTCGAAAGACTCTCCTCGTCGAACACGCTTCATGACTTCCTTAACATGGTCACGAAACAGAGGATTGTATTTTCCTTCGCCTTCATCATGCCAAAT